CGCCTCCATGAATCACTGAAATGATATGGATCTACAATTTGCGTCCACATAGCCTTTATCGAATCAGTAACGTGCTGTGCTATTACGCCCTGATTGTTGTGATACCTGCCGAACAACAGAACAGACGACTGCGAATCGCTAATGGGAAGTCCAGGGGCGGGAGTCTTAGGCATTCGGTATCACCTGCTCCGGTGCCGGAGTCGGGAGGGGAGCATTAGCCGCAGCAATGAGTTGCTGTATCGGCATCCCGAGAGGATTACCAGCGGGAGCCCCGCCACCGTCAGGAGCCCCAGGAGGCGGCATCGCCCCGTTGATACCTAGCTGCTGATTCACCAGCTGCTGTAGGATCTGCTGTGCCTTCTCGCGCTGCGACGCGAGCTGCCAGGAAGCTACGTCATCAGCGGTAGCGCCAGGCACCCGCGACCATAGTTCTTCCTCAGGCACGCCTAGCATCGCAGCGAGCTTGGTAAGCCCATCGACCGTCGCGCTGAAGGCACGGGCCGACGTGTCCCTCCACACCACTGTGCCGAATAGATCGCCCCAGCCATCCTTATTGCCACCGGCCATCGACGCTAGCCGGAACACGTTCCGCCACGGGTCCGTTAGCCCCGCCTGAAGTTCCTCAATCTTCCGGTCGAGGCCATCCCGCGCCGCAGCTAGCGCTTCAGCTGACATGTTCGCGACCTGGCCTAGTAGATGATACGGCGGAACCTGCGAGATCGTCGACATGTGACGAATCCCGTCCTCACGGACCTGGGAATACGGCATGAGCGCCGTTTCCCCAAACTCACCGAACTTTGTGTCTGGATCGTCCGAGGCCCATACACGGTCCACGCCCGGACGGAACGGTGTCTTCTCCCGGCCATCCTCATCGACCGGCGCCATGCCGGAAACGTACCTCTGCCGGAACGCCGCGAACTGTGTTGAGATCATCAGGTTGAACGTATCGAAGTTGATCTGATCCTGGATGGGCATGATCGGCTCGATCTCCCCCACGCAATCCTCTTCCGAGTCCAGGTCCACTTCATACAGGAACCGGACGACCGGACATACCCCCATCCCATGCGACGCGATGACCGGCTGCCCCTGAAGCAGTATGTCCGCAGGATCTGCTAGCTGTAGCTTTGCCATTGTGATGTCCGACACAACGGGCCCAGTCAGGATATAGCGATTTGCCTCGTCGTACACGTACACCAGCATCCGCGACGAGATCTTGCTATTGGAGCTAGAGCCGACGCTGAACTGATCTGTGGTGCCGTAAGTGCTGCTCGGAACGTTGACGATGTTGACCTCGATTGCGAACTGCGGCCACTCGTCATCAACCTCGTCCGCATAGAACGCCGTCATGCGACGCGGCGACACCGGCCGGATCACCGGAACGTTCGCCATCTGCTCTTCATCTGAGGACATCTGTCCAGGCAGCACGACGGTGTACGCCGAACCGTACTTGATCACCGCGCGATGAACGCCGTGCTGCCGTGACACCATTCTATTTGCGCGGAACGCTTCCCACTCTGGCTGTGGGGTCTGTGGCTGTGCTAGCTGATTAGCCGTCGTCCCAGACGGCTTGTAGCCGTCAACATGGAGGTTCTCGGAAATGACGTCGATGACAAGCGGCAGGAAGTTGCGTCGTGCCTTCTTGGCGATCCAGCGATACTCAGCATTGACGCCACGCGGCACATACGGCGGGTCCTGCCGCCCACGGACGTAGTTGGCAATCCTACGCAGACGATGCTGTTCTGCCTCGCGTGCCGCTAGCGCCTTATTGACCGTATCAACAAGATCAGCAGATCCGAATATCATCCAAACCTCCTATGAGAATGAGTAAACACGGCCGCCCCGCTTTGTACCAGAATTTTCCTTGCGCTCCTTGTACTTCTTGGAGGCCAGGACGAGCCGCCGGGCGTGACGCGCACCAATCATGCATACGCACGCGTCAATCTTCTTGGGACTTTTAGGCGATTCCTTGCCAATAGAGATTCCCCAGCGGTTTGGACGGCGACGTGCGTTAATTACATGTCGTCCGAGCGCGGAGTCTCCATCATGGACAAATACCGGCTTAGCTGAAGGCGAATTGATTTCGCTGAGTACCATTTCGCATGCCTGTGTGAATTCCGCCGCATGCGATCGCATGTCCCAGGCGACTGGCTGCGGATCGCGCCCTCCAGGTACTGCCCAAACATCGACGCTGTCTTCAAACCATTCCCTCCAGGTTATCTTGGTCGACTCTTCCCATTCCTTGACGTCCGCGAAGAACGCGCACACATGCCAGCGTTCCTTGGCCTCCTGAATAGCAAGGTGTACTTCAGAAGCCGGGATGAATCTGGTCCCGCGAGGCTCCCACACACCCAGGGTGAATATGAACCCAGACTCCACATGACAGCCAACCAGAGCCGTAGCATCCTCCACACGCGAACCATCAAAGAACATGACGATGTCGGACCCGTCGTCAATCCGGAAGTCGACATCCGCCAGCCTCGCCCACTTCTGCTGAGTTGTCCACGCATCCTCAGGCGACTCCGGCCAGTTGAGGTAATAACGCTTCGATACATCAAGCGGCGTTCGCGGCGATAGGATGCGATTTTCGACAATGTCCTCCACATCAGCCCAATAAGCATCACCGTAGGCAAACTCAACAGCCTTACGTATGGAAGCCACATCGTCGAAGTCGACATCAGGAGGTGCCATGCGTGCATCATACAGGATTCGCCCCTTGCCCTTGAGTCGCCCTTCCTCCTGAGCTACCCAGGCATCGTAAGTGGTTTCAGCTACCGACTCCCGGCCCGGCTCCCATGCATTAGAAGTCTCAATAATCCGCGAGCCAGACTTGCCGACGTTGCGGTCCATGACCTCCGCAAGATCTACTCCGCCATTCGTCGGCGTGAACGATTCTGTCTGGTCCAGAATCGCAAACGTGACCAGCGCCCCTTCCTCGGTAGTGGGAGAAGACGTGATGACCATGAGCTGCCCGCCGCCTGGAGTATGGAAAATTGTCTTGCCAGCGTCGACGTCATAATCTCGGAGGATTCGCGAATTCTTTGGTAGGAGTGCACGGACCATGCGCATGGTATTGACGTTGGCCTGGTCATGAGATGATGCCCCGATCTGTACGAGCGGCATGGCTACTCGCCGCCCTATACAGCCGCCAGGCGATTCGGAGTTGAACTCCGCGAGCCGAACTGGCGCTAGCAATTCGATCATAGCTAGCACTGCGGCGAAGGGACTTTTCCCCGCTCCTTTTGGGTAGCGCCGCACACCGTGGTAGAAAAGCCAGCGCCCAGATTCCGTGACGGCGTACCACCACAGCAGGAATCGAACCTGAGACTCTGTGAACTCCCAGCGCAGACCCGCGTCCGGGCCATCAGGCTGCTTGAGGTACTTTGACGCCCAATGGATGGCAGACCAGCCTAGGGTGAGTTCTGGAACTCCTGGGGGCAACGTGACAAGCCGATCACGAGGCGCTATGTCCATGAGTCACCCCAATCAGTGATGCCGGCTTCCGCCCGATCCTGCCATTGACACACGACTCCCGGAACTAGCCATTGATGACCTTCCGGCCGTGCCGATACCAGCACGTGTTCCGCCAGGCGCGTTAACGTACCGCGCCAGATTGGCCATTACTTCAGATGACGGCTTGACAGTTATCGCACTGCCCTTGCCGCCACCACCGGCAGACTTCAGTGGCTTGCCAGCTGGCGGCTTGGGCGGCGCGATATGCCGCTGCACCGGCGGCTTGATGACATGCTTCTTCAGAGTCTTGGGATGCTTCGGTGGTGCCTTCTTCTTTGGCTTCTTCTTGGCGACAGCCGCCTTCTTGTGGTGTAGAAGCATCCCGAGCCTGGCGAGCCCTAGCAGGCTGCCGTGTCCGCCACGCCCAAGCCCTGCATACCGGGCGTTGCGGAGGGATCTTGCCGCATTGCGCTTCCGCTCCTGCTTCTTGCGCTCTTGCTCACGCTTCTTGCGTTCCTCTTCGCGCTTTGCCGACTCAATCTGCCGCTTGCGATCTCGCTCAGCAATTGCGGCGCTACGCTTGTCATCACGCTCCGCAGCCGCCTTGTCCCGGCGTTCCCCAGCCGCTGACTGCGCTGCTATCCTGCGCCGCCGCTCCACCTCATGTCTAGCCCGCGCAACTTCCTGCTCTGTGAGCCTGCCCTGCCTAGCCTTATCCCGCGCTTCGCGTGCAGTCTCCCGCTCTGCGTGCCTTTGCGCTGCCGCCGCATTCCGCGCCGCGCGGGTCTGTACTGTCGAGAGCCCTCCGCCACCACCCCCGGCCGCTGCCATCAGCGCATTTACTGCCGCCCGCCGCTCGGACGTCATGGCCTTTTCCTGCGCCGCCTGGATTCTAGCAGCTGCTCCGCCCCCACCTGACGGTCCTGCCCGTTGCGCTTCGCGGATAAATCTCCTTGCTGCTGATCCATGGCGGCGCAGATGTGGGTGATGCGGACCTCCTGGGCCCCAGCGTCCATGGAAACCCCTAAACTCGCCAGGATTGAAGTTAACCATCGCCACCACCCGATTCCACGAGGCCGAGGCGTCCGCGCCACTTGATTACGGCCTCATCAGCAGCCTCTTCATCGACATCTGAAACGTCAGGGTCATCAAGCTCAATACGATTACGCTTGCGATCAACAATGGTCACGCCAAGCTGTGCCGACAGCTTGATGAAATGCGCCATGACACTGACAGAATGAGTCCTCATGAACATGTCATAGAGCTGGGCCGCTAGTACGGCGGTCGCCCAGTCTGACGCCTCATAGAAGTCTGACTGCCCCGACAGCGCCAAGGCGTTGTACCAAGAGCGGGCCTGAGGATGCCACTGAGGACTCGCCTCCGGAATGGGAATCCCATGCCGGCGCGACTTCCCCTGTGACAGCACGATGAAGCGAGGGTCGTTGATCGCCCCGGCAGCTGCGCCCGTGCGTTCCTCAGGCCGTTTCTTGGCCATGTTGCCCCCTACGCCTTGCCGGCCTTGTCATGGTGCTCGACGTGCGGATCGTCTTCCGTCTCGGGTGCGGCCGTCGGGATCCAAGCCCAGGCCGGGTGCTGGGCACTGGTCAGGACGACCACCCAGTCGCCGGGCTGCCGGTCCTCAGGCGGCAGATTCGGCTCGTAGCCGGGCAGGTCGTGCCCCGGCCGGACGACCTGGGCGATGAAGGCACGCTCTAGCGCGCCGTCGTTGTTCACCCAGTACCAGACCCCGTGGTTCAGGTCCGGCAGATCCGGGTGCGGCGGAATCTGGTCAGGGTCGAAGGACGGCAGTCCCTCAGGCGGATCTGGCCAGATGGTCGGCGGCAGGTAGATGGGCGGCATGACAGAGCCGCCCGGCGGCTGTGGCCCCGGCAGCCCGATGTCGATGTAGTTCGGCGGCGTACCACCCCAGATGCCGGGAGGCTCCCCGCCACCTCCTGGCGGCGGATTGTAGATGGGCGGCATCGCTACCGGAGGCCAGCCAGGACTCGGCTGCGGCTGCGGCGGCGTCGTGTCCACCCATGGCGGCGCGACGCCACCCCAGTACCCCGGCGGCTCCCCACCACCGCCACCCGACGGCGGGTTGGGCCAGACGGTGGGCGGAATGGGATGCGACGGGTACGGCGGCGCACCGCCGGGCGGCTGCGGGCCGGGCAGGCCGATGTCGATGTACTCGGGCGGCGTGCCTCCCCAGAAGCCGGGCGGGTTGCCCGGTCCCTGGCCGGGCGGATTGGGCCACACCGTCGGCGGGATCGGGTGCTCGGGGTGCGGCACCCACGGCGGCGTGGTCGATTCTGGCGGCAGCACGATCGGATGCGACGGTGCGCCAGGCGCTGCCTGATCCGGCACATATGCGGGCACAATCACTAGTCGCCAACGTCCCATGTAATTTCCCTTTCTATTGCGCAGCTCATCCCTTGTTTGAGCTGCTGCTTCCCTTAGGCATCACAGGGCCGTCGCCCTGCTTCCACGATTCTGGTACAGCACCCGCGCCATGACATGTAGCACAGGCGTGTGTGTTGACCGAGCCCGTCCCGCTGCAGGTAGGGCATGCCTTCTCACCCGCGCCAGGCGTACGGTGCTTCTGTATCGGCACGAATGGAGGCATAACAACGCATCCCCTTTGCGAACAAACCCTGGGTGTGGCTCACTGGGGAGCTTACGCCGCGCAGCGAGTGCTGCCTTTGCTGCCCGTCCCTGTCCGTCCGAGCGCTTCTTGTGATGCGGCCCACAAAGCCCACGCATCATCCCTAGCCGGTGGTCAGAAGGCGGCCCAATATGGTCAGCGGTCGTAGAATCCTGCCCGCAAGGCCCTTCCTCGCCGGGCAGCATTCCCCACCGGCATACAGGGTCCCGCGCCAGAACGACCATACGCAGACGCCCCCACCCAGGGGGCAGGGGCGTGCTACGCCAGGAACCGGCACTCACGGGTAACGTGCTTTCTGAGAGGAGCATCCCCGCAGGTGCGATGCTGGCCGGCTCCGGTGCTGCTGCCTTAGCAGTGGTGATCTAGGCCATACCGTGCGGCAGGACCGGAGCCGGGGCTGAGGCAGCGATGCGCATCCACATGACGACGGGCCAAGGGAAAAACCCGCATCAACCACCATCGGGCCAATACCGCAACCCTCCACCCTAGATCACCACCTTTGCGCATCGCTAGGGCCATCACGCATGATCTTAACCGATCCGACGGTGGATGTCTACCGCAAAACCCGTTCGACTTTATTTTCGAACGATCCTCCCTTTCCTTCGAAAACTCGTTCTATTCCCGGCCGAGGCTGTGATAAGGTATAATTGAGGAAACCCGAGAAGGGGATACCAGTGCTTACACGAGAAGTTCTCAACAGTCTTCAGAAACTCGATCAGGACAAGATCCTGATAATAATAACAAAGCAGAACGTGACCCTGCATATCCGGACCCTGCGGAAGCTCAGGCAAGAAGATAAATCAGAGAATATAGTCCTCACTACATTCTCAGGATTCGCCCTATCAGTATCCGGCGTCGTGAGCAGGCTTCAGCGCAACAGAGCAGCAGCAGGGACCGTCCTGGTCCAGTACCAGGAAAATGGCGACTACTGGGAGATCTCCGGCATCACTGATGATAAGAACTCCGACATGGTGACAATCAGGCTAGGCACCCGCGCCACCGGCATCGATGACGACGAGATGACATACATCCGGTAGAGTACTGCTTTAGGAAACATAGATTTGTTTGAATCTCGCGTTACGCGCGGGGGCGCGCGCACGATGCCCCGATACATAGGATACTAGATATACATAGGTATCTTACCTTTTTATAGGGGGTTTCGACCCTTCCTGGCGCTCGGTAAGGCACCTAAGATACCTACGTATCGATGATAAGGGAACTTTCTAGGTATCTTACCCGTGTACCCTTATTGGAGTTATCGTCCAGAACCACCTTCGATCGCCTCCGCGACCCTTAAATGAGCTGATTCCACAGTTGTCTTTAGCCTTCTTTTCCTGCGTTGCATTGTAGCTGATTCCGGCCTGTTCCCACTTTTCCTTAACATCATTAGCTGGCCATGTATCCTTCTCATTGAACATTTCTCGCAGTATTTTCTCCATTTGATTACGTATAATAGGCGCTGGACCACGACCTGGACGCTGAGTTAGATCATTTGCCGTTATGTCTAGAATACCACCCCATTCAATGCAGCCTACAAAGTCATCATCAGATTGCTCGACTTTTGAATCGATTACATCATATGAAAGAACTCCGCGGTCAACGCGGCGTAGGTTGTTGTCTACGACGGCCAGGCCGAATCTTGAGCCATTGCTATCGATAGTTAGGTGATCCGGGATAGCGGCGGCGATAAGATGGATACGCGCACGATTCTGATACGCTGTCGTCCCGGTGCCACGAAATTTTGCGTCAGTACCCGTATTCTTGTTCATATGCCTGATGAACATGCCAGCGCATCCGCATTCGCGAAGTACATTTCCGATAGGACGGAGAGCACGCCTGATGGATGCGTCATTATTGGTGTTGATAGTCTCAGAAAGGAAGTCATTGATTGGGTCGAATATAGCCAGGCCGGCTTTTGACGTCTTTATGGCATCGCCGAAAAAATCAGCTCCATCCGGCAATGACCATTCTTGATTATCTGAATCTCCTACTTCATTACAGAAAACACGATCAAGATCAGCTCCTGCGGCATGTAGGCGTGGCATCGTCTCTGACTCGGCTGATGACTCCGTAGTGAATATGATAACGTTGATAGGCTTGCCTAGACCACGCTTCTGCCCAGGCATAGTCCGCATAGTAGTGAACCGTGCTGCGAGGTCGATTGTCGCGAATGATTTTCCTGCACCTTTTTCACCGTCGAGCATGGTAATCTCGCCGCGAGCTAGGTAACCCTTCCATAGCCATTGAACCGGCTTCCATTCTACCTGTGAGAATGACTTGACACGCCCTACTGGCATAGATGGATCTACAATGTATGTTATGCCACCACGCAGATTATGGCCATTGTTGCTATTCATGACTTGCGTCGCCATTCTGCACGTAGCGAACACACATCAGTCTCCTCTTGGGGCAAAGCTGCCGCCTTAGACATGGCAGTATTTACTGCATTCTTCCATTCAGACTGGAGATTGCGTCGCCTGCCTGCTGACATGAACCGATCCTCTAGTATTGACAAAGCCATATCGAGACCACGATGCCCTTCAGAAGCATTCATGCATAGATACGTTGTAGCCGCAACTAGCGTATCATGAAGTCCGCCAAGAACAATCGAAGCCCGGATCTTTTCAGCTTCTGTGTGAACAGCATCATCCATGAACTGGCACATATGTCCGCTTGATACCATTGCATACCATTTCAAGACTTGCTCGGAAGAGGCGGAATCCATCGGCATATACTTGTTATCAGAAAGAAGATCAAGATTCCACTCTTCCGGCAATTCTGTGAGGTCTTCCGGATGTGGAGGATTAACGATCTCATTGCCGAACCACCATCTGTATGGAAGTCCTGTTGTATTGTGTATCGACGGAGCCACAGTAGCAAACCTATGATGGAACTGTGCTATCTCTACGCCATTGCCAAGGATTGTTTTCCATACTTCTGTACTTTCTCGTCGGGCGCGGAATAGATATATGCCGGATATATTATCCTCGGGAGCACGAGAAGTTGAACGGAACGTCATTGGCAGAGGACACTTGAGTTCCCTCGCTTTAAGTATCATTGTCTGGAGACCATGTCGGCCGTCATATGCGTCAACGTCGATACCAATTATGTCCCAGGGCAGCCGAATCCCTATATTGGCGGTAGGGAATTCCCGGATAAGAGCCAGAAGCTGCTCGTCTGTCGCATCGACGCCAGCGTGCCCTGTTATGCCTTTTGCCAGAGGCGCTTTTGTTCCGCGTCGAGTCACCGGGATCGTGCCAGTCCATCCTATGGATCGGTACCAAGCAGCTGCTGTCCGGAAAGGCGCTTTACTTTCACCGCGCCGCGCGGTATACTCGTTCATAGATGAGTCCTCTCCTCATCGACCGGCGGGTCAGAGCCCTCACTCTGGCCCGCCAATCTATTCGCCTGTGTTACGTAAGGTAAACTTCTAGTATACGCCGGGTAACGGGAGAAGTCTACCTCAAAAACTCATGTTTCGCTATGAGCGAACGCCAGAAAGTCGCCGACATCAGCGTCAAGAGCTACTGCTACGGCAAGGATGCTTCTGGCGCTAGGCACCTTCAGGCCATTGAGCCATTCTGAGATCGAAGGAGTGCTTATTCCGGAACTGTCCGAAAGCTGTTTCCCCGTCACACCGCGCTCGCGCATTAGCCGGTCAAGCTTTTGCGGATCAAAGACCTGCCTCCTGAATGCCCAGATGTCGGTCATCCCCGGAATCTGCCCGAGGTATGCCATGGGAAGGTCACCTTTGGTGATAGCGATCTCGCGTGGCTGCTTCCGGAGCGAAAGTCTCCACTCAAGATTCCGGTAATTGTTGTTGCCAGGGTCACCGTCTTTATGCCATGCCTTGTACTCCGCGCCATCGTCAGGGTATGGGCCATTAAAGTACCAGCACACCATACGCCCGGCGCGGACTAGCCTGAACTTTCCGTCGGCATCAAGAACGCCATACCGGACACTTCCATTTGGCGAAACCTGTGGCGAGATCTCGCGCCCCCGGCGGCCAATAATATCGCCACTATCGCTTACAACATACCCTGGATACCATGGCAGCATCTCTCTCCATCGAACTGACATTAAATCGCCTCTTCCCTTTTCCGTCTCTCCCGAGTATACTCGAAAGGCGTCGTCCCGGTTCCGGCTTTTCGGGACACGCCCAGGCTGGTCAGAGTCAGTCGGAGTATCTCTGGCCAGCCTGGCATAGCGAAGGGAGATGTGATGACTAAGGGTGAGCTTGAGCAGGCCTGGCGCGGACTTCCCGGTGACACGATCCTGGAGATCCACGTTCCCGCAAATCTCACGGACGTCGATGCTGACTTCACGATCAGCAAGGCGGGCAGAGTCGTCGGGCCGGACAGCCCGCCCTGGTTCACGCTCGAAGTCGGTGAGTTCATAACTAATTGCGGCGAGTAGCGTCATGCCGTCGAAGTATCTCCACGTTCTTGGAATTGATCCAGGCGGGACCACAGGATGGTATAACATCACCGTTCCGCGCAAGTGCATGTACGGCGATGAGCCCTCCCAGATCATAGAACATGACTGGGGCGAGTTCACCGGGCCAGAGCCGAAGCAGTCAATCGAGATCGCACGTCTGGCGCGGGAGATTCAGTCCCTGGACTACAAGACAGGCCCGGCCATCATCTGCGAAGCCTGGGACATAGACCCGCGCTTCCACTCGATAGACCCTGAGATCCTCTCGCCAATCCGCATAGGCGCACAGCTTGAACTACTCAAAGAGCAGAAGCAGCTGGCAGATGCAACACTCCACTTCCAGAGCCGAAGCCTAGCATTCTCGACGGCCACTGACGACCGCCTGAAAAGGTGGAGGCTATGGGTCCAGGGCAGCGATCATGTCCGCGCGGCCTTGCGACACGCAATAACGGCTCTCAGGCGCGCTCGTGAGAACCCGGAATTCATCAAAGAGCTGTGGCCATATAACTAGGATTGGCGCGGAAATTAGGTCTTCCCTGGTAGACCCCTGTTCCGGTATACTAGACGGAAGCGGACGAGAGGGGAGGTGGTGCGATGGAGTAGCATCGGTTTAATCCTGTGATACCCCCGGTACGGCGGGCCGGCAAACGTTGCTGATGTTCCCCGCCCGCCCGCCGTACCTCATAGAAAGAAGCCGGAAATGGACCCAGTTAAGGAAGCGTTCGCCAAGGCAGTACAGGACGCCGTAGAAAAGCTTGTGGGCGGTGGAATGCCGAGTGTGTTCTTCGCATACCGGGGCACCGGGATCACGTCGGCGGGATTCGAGTTCACGCCAAATACCAGGCTCGTCTCGACCGTCCGCCTAAAACAGGACGGCGGTCGTGGGCCGCGCTACTTCGAAGTGATAGTGAAGGAGCGCATCTTATGCTTGAGGCAGGATTCCGAAGATGGATCTCAGCCGCGGACACCGTCATCTTGGCGTGCTGGGACCTAGGCCATATCTGGGACGCGGACCTATACGATCATGTTGAGCGCCGTCCACACGGAATGTACTCCATGACCGGCACTTGTAAGCGAGGCTGCCAAGTTGAGCGGACGCGGTTCCTGTCCAGCTCCTGGTCGCCAGACTCGAACAAGAACAGCTACAGGTACCCGCGTAACTACAGCCCAAAGGACTTCATGGAGGGCAACCCGTTCTTCATGTCCGCAGAACACCGCGCCGCGATCCGCCGCGAGCTAGCGCGCCGCGCAAAGGAAGACAGCCAAAGCGCCGATGTCATCGAAGTGAAGTTCTCGGGCTGATGCCTACCCCCACGGGTCTTCCCCGGCGCGGCGAGGTATGGGAGCGCACATCCAAGCTGCCCCCAGACTGGAAGCCGCGCACGCAGCGTTTCACGGTGCTCGCTCGTGGGACTGGCGACTACTGGTCTCTGCGCGTCTCCGTTCCAGAGAAGCCAGGCACACACCTATGGGTCGACTGCGCCGCGTGGATGCGACTGGGCGAGCTGAAGTATGTAGGGCTAGCTTCGCCAGAAGAGAAAGCGAGGCTGGGTCTCAAATGACTCCCACGGGGCAAGCTCGTGGGTGGAGGGGAAGGCATGATATGTTCATGCGCAAGGCAGTACTGGCCGCAGGGGCAGCAGTGGCAGTGGCCATTGTCCCGGTGGCTA